TGGCCTTGCTCTTCATCGACGGTTTCGATCACTACGACCCGCAGGCACTCGACCCCTTCGGCGATCCGTGGCTCGCGCGCGGCAAGGCGGCGTATCTGTCGCCGCAGGCCCAACGCATCCCCGGCCGGCGGCCATCGTCCTATGCCTTGCGCCTGCCCGAAGGCGCGGGTGGCGGCTATGTCAAGAACCTCGATGCCACCAAGACCAGCCTCATCGTGGGCGCAGCGATTCGCGTGGCGCCCTTCGAGAACACGGGTGAGGAGCCGGTGCTGCTGGGCGTGCGCGATGCGAATGCGCAGGTGGCGCACATCGTCAAGATCGGCGAGGACGGGCGGCTCAAGCTCTACCGCGGGCAATACGGCTACGAGCAGCTGATCTCGACCTCGATCGCCACCGCCGCCGCGCGCGGCTGGCACTACGTCGAGCTGCAAGTCACGCAAGGCACGAGCAACGGCGTCTTGAGCGTGCGGGTCAACGGCATCCTGGCCATCCAGATGACGGCGCAGAACACCATCCAAGGCGGCGGCCAACTGCTGACGGCGTTCGTCGGCGCCGTGCCGGGCCAGTCCTGCCCGGTCACGCTCGATGTGGACGACCTCTATCTCGCCGACACCTCGGGCACGATCAACAACACCTTCCTGGGCGACGTGCGGGTGGACGCGCTGCAAGCACAGGCCGACGGCAGCCTCAACCAGTGGACGGTCGAAGGCGCGGCCAGCGCCTGGCAAGCGGTCAGCGACGGCGATGAGGCCAGCAGCATCCGCGCCAACGCCGCGGGCTTGCGCCAGACCTTGCGCCTCGCGCCGCTGCCGGCGATGGCCACGCCTGCCATCCACGGCGTGCAGGTGACGATGCTGGCCCGCAAGACCGAAGCGGGCCTGGGCAAGGTGAAGGGCCTGGTGGCCAGCGGCGCGCAGACCGCCGTGAGCAGCGACCTCATCCTGCAAGAGCAGCTGGCCTGGCACACGGCGCTCTTTGAGCGCAACCCCAGCGGCAACGTCCAGTGGACCGAAGCCGCCTTCAATGCCGCTGAGTTCGGCGTGGAGTCGGCATGACGGATCGCCTCGTCGCCGAGCAGCTCTCTGAGCTGGGCAGCGCGCCGGTGCCCGGCAGCGCTCTGGCCGCCTTGCAGGGCGAGGTGCTTTCTCGGGCGGCCTTGGGCGCGGGCGCGGCCCACTTCACGCCAGAGACGGCCGTCTCGCCCTGGCCGCCCGATTCGGCAGCCCGCCTGCTCGCGGAATCGCTGGCAGCCCCCTGGCCGCCCATCGAGGCCCCCGCGTTACTGGTCGAGGTGCTGCGCCGGGACACGGCATCAGCCGCCATCGTCGCCACCGGCATGGAGGCCTTTGGCGATGCGCCGTGGCCGGATGCCCGGCGCGGCGTCTTCGCCTTCGGCCACGACTGGGCCGAACCGCTCGTCGAGCGGCTGCAGTGGCAGACGGCCGTGGCGCGGACCGCCAGCGGCAACGAAGCCCGCCAAGGGCTGCGCCGCGTGCCCCGGCGAACCCTCACCTACGCCGTGGGCCATGGCCGCGCCACCGATGCGCTGGTGGCCGACTGGCTGGCCGATCATCTCGGGCAGAAGGCGCTGTGGCCGCTGCCGCAGCACGCCGCGCGCCTGACCGAAGCCGCTGGGGCGGGAGCGTTGGCGCTGGCCGTCGCCCCGGTGCGGGCAGCCGCGTTCGGTCCACTGGCAGCCGACGTGCGGCTGGGCTTCGATGGGCTGCAGGGCTGGGACGGGGATGAGCGCTGGGTGTGGATCCTGGCCGCCGATGGCTGGCAGACCGCGCGGCTCTCACACGTGGAGACCGAGCGGCTTTGGCTGGCCGATCCACTGTCTCGCTCCGTGCCAGCGGGTACGACGGTCATGCCGCTGGCATGGGGCATGGCCAGCGAGGCGGCAGACTTCGCCCAGTGGGTGCCGGGCGTGGTCGGCGGACGCGTGACCGCGAGCCTCGCGCCTGCGCCCCTGCCGGACATGGACCTGCTCGACGACCCTTTGCTCGACGGCCTGCCGGTCTGGCCCGATAGCAACTGGCGCGACGATCCGTCCGCCACCGCCCAAGGCGTGATCACCCGGCAAGACCTCTCGCCCGCCGACCCTTGGATGCGCCGCGACGACCCGTGGCCGGCGACGACCTACCAGCGCCGCTACCTGGCCAGCGGCCACGAGGACATCGAGCGCTGGCGCTCGCGCCTGGAGCGGGTCCAGGGCCGCCTGGGCGCCTTCTGGCTGCCCGATGGCCTGGCGCCGGTGCTGTGGGTGAGCGCCGAGGCCGATCCCGAGGATGGCTTTCTGCGGGTGACGGGCGAGGACTCGTCCGCCTTCTGGCATCGCCCCGCCGCCTGCCTGATCCTGCATCCGGACGGCAGCCGGCAGCAGGCGCTGACCGCGACCTGCCACCGCGATCAGAGCGGCGTGCTGGTGCTGCGCTCGGGGCTGGAGGCGCCCGTACCCGCGGGCAGCCGCGTCGTGCGCCTGGCCCGCTGCCGCCTCGACCACGATGCCGTCGAGCTGTACTGGCACACCCCCGGGCTGGTCGAGATTCCCATCACCGCGCGCCAGCTGCCCGAGCCGCGCGGCAATGACCGCGTCGTCTACGTCGGGTACTGACCATGAGTGCGATGCCTCTGCTCGAAGTCGAGCTCTACGTCTTCGAGGGCGCCAGCTTCAGCGTGCGGCTCACCCCGCACGAGTTCGACGTGGACATCGACGGCCAGCGCTACGAGCGCTGCCCGATCGAGCGCAGTACGCTCGCGCTGGGCGCCGAGGCCGCCAAGAGCGCGCTGGAACTGCGGCTGCCACCCGACCACGCTTTGGTGCGCCATCTGTTGCAGGCGGCCATCACCGGCGAGGCCACCGCGGTGCGGTTGATCGTGGCGCGCATCCACACCAGCGGCATCGCCCAGGCTGTGCGCTGGATGGGCCGGGTGCTGGGCGTCGAGGTGTCCAGTGATGCGGCGCGCATCCGCTGCGAGTCCGCGCAGGTGAGCTTGAAGCGCATTGGCTTGCGGCGGCTCTACAGCCGCGCCTGCTCGCACGTGCTGTATTCGGCGGCCTGCGGGGCGTCTCCCATCACCGCCAGTGCGGTGGTTGGGTGGACCGATGGTTCGCTCATCTTTATCGAAGGCGGCGTACCACCCTCCGTGCTAGGGATGCTCGCCGGCGGCTGGATGCAGATGCCGGACGGTGCCCGCCACATGATCGTCCGTGACGATCCCGACGCGGTGGAGTTGCTCTATCCGGTGGCCATCGCCTCAGGCACCGAGATCGTGCTCGTGGCCGGCTGCGACCACAGCACGACGACCTGCCAGGCGCGGTTCGACAACCTCGCCAACTACGGCGGCTTCCCCGCCATCCCGAGCAAGAACCCGTTTGCGACGGGCGTGTTCTGACCCCTGAGAAGCATCGCCATGTGGTACCTCGTCGTCATCGTGGTAGCGGCCGTGGTCTCGGCCGCGCTCGCCCCGAAACCGCCCGAACCGAAGCCGGCGTCGCTCTCCGACGTCGATGCCCCCACCGCCGAGGAGGGCCGGCCGATTCCCGTCGTGTTCGGCGCGGTGCTGATCCGTGGCGCCAACGTCGTGTGGTACGGCGACTTGGAGGCCGAACCCATCAAGAAGAAGGGCGGCAAGAAGTGAGGAGCAAGCCCCTGACCATCACCATCGACCATGTGCGCGCCGCCGGCCTGTGCGTGCACGGCACGCGCGCCTGGTTCGCGCGGCAAGGCCTGGACTTCCGCGCCTTCCTGCGCGAAGGCATCGACGCCGAGACGCTGCTGGCCACGGGTGACGCGATGGCTATGCGGGTGGTCGAGCTTGCTAGCGCTCAATCCAGCCAGCAGGAGGTTGTCTGATGGGCGGCCGCAGCAAGAGCCAGACCGTCGGCTACCGCTACCGCATCGGCCTGCACCTGGTGCTGTGCCAGGGGCCGGTGGACGTGGTGCAGGAAATCCAGATCGGCGAGCGCACCGCCTGGGGAGACGCCAGTCGCGCGCCGCTGCCGGCCGGCCATGGGATCGGGCGCCTGTCCATCGACAAGCCGACCCTCTTCGGCGGCGATGAACGCGAAGGCGGCGTGGTGGGTGAGATCGACGTGATGGGCGGTGAGGCCACCCAGGGCCGCAACGACTACCTGATGAGCCGGATCGGTGCGGCGATTCCGGCTTTCCGTGGCGTGCTGTCCGTGGTGGCGCGCAAGATCTTGTTCTCCGCCAACAACCCCTATCTGAAGCCCTGGGCGGTGCGGGTGCGGCGCTTCATGGAAGGCTGGCACGGCGAGCCCTGGATGCAATGGGAAGCCGAAGTGCGAAGCTGGGACGCCGACAGCGGCGCTTACGTGACCGTCGGCATGAACCCGGCGCACATCCTGGTGCAGTGCCTGACCGACCCGCATTGGGGCATGGGCTATCCGGTGAGCGCCATCGGGCCGAGCTTTTGGAGCGCGGCCTGGGCCCTGTCCAGCGAAGGTTTTGGGCTGAACCTGCTGTGGACCCGCCAGCAGCCGATCGAGGGCTTCATCGCCCAGGTGCTCGACCACATCGGCGGCATCCTCTACCTCGACCCCGAACGGGGCCGCTTCGAGCTCAAGCTCCTGCGCGACGATTACTGGATCGAGGGCCTGCCGCTCCTGGGCCCCGACGAGATCGCGCGCATGGAGCGCTTCGAGCGCGCCCAGTGGGGGGAACTCCCCAACGAGATCACCGTGGTCTATACCGACTGGGCCACGGGCAAGGAGGCCACCGTCTCGGTGCAAAACCTCGCGGCCATCCAGCTGCAAGGCGGCGTGATCAACCAGCGCCGCGATTATCCGGGCGTCAACTACGGGCCGCTGGCCGCCAGGCTCG